AACGGTGTGACCCCTGAAGACATGAACGAGCAGGACAAGGAGTTCGTCAGGAACCTCGACTCAGCAACCAGCAAAGAGGTCAAGGACAGCGTCCTCTACCGCTCAGTAGATGCCAGCGCAATCTTCCAGAATATCTCGCAGAACGACTACGACGAGCTGAAGGACTTCTTCGCCTACCCATCAACCGTCACTTCATACTCACGAGCCAAGGCTGAGGTCATCATGGGCTCCAAGCTTCAACGCTTCGTCGACAAGGGCTTCGTCAGCACGACCAAGGACGAGATGGTGGCAGCCGACTGGGATGACTTCACAGGAAGCGACAAGCCAGTCGTCCTCAGAATCAAGGTGGACAAGGGCACCAAGGGTGTCGACCTAGGATTCCTCGATGTAGAGGGAGAAGAGCAGAAGGAAGTCCTCCTCGCTCGCAACCAGACCTTCAAGGTTGGCAAGGTCTCCTACAAAGAGGGCAACATATATGTCGATGTGTCCGTCAGCGGCGCATCTGATGTGAAGAATCCTGATGTCCAGCCATTCAAGACCGAAATCGGCAAGACCGCATCGAAGGAAGTCGCCAACTCCTTCGTAGACAGGCTCAACAACCTCGGCCAGATGTTCCCAGATGTCGCCAATGACTTCAACGCAGCAGGCGCAGTCATCAAGTCGAACCCGAACATGAAGCGCAGCATGGGCTTCTATCGCTACCGTGGCAACGGCACTCCTATCAGCATTGAATATGCCAGCTCGAAGCTCAAGACACTCGAAACGGTCGAGAAACAGGCTGAGGACGCACAGAAGGTCGGCTGGTGGATGCCTACGAGCAAAGAACACTACAAAGACCAGGTCGTGACCCATGAGTTCGGCCATGCCGTCCAGAGCTACCTCGTCAGACAAGAGATGAAGACTCGCTCGACAGCCAACTCAAGGCTCGCTGACTACTACTCGGTCTTCGGCTACGACAAGTCAATCGCTATGGCGCACAGGCGGCAAATCGTCTCCATCGCTCGCAAGGACAACCCAGGAGTCGATGTTCTCAAGGGTCTCAGCAAGTACGGCGGCAAGAATGCCTCGGAGTTCTTCGCTGAAACCTTCGCAAATGCCTTCTGTGGCGCACCGAATGAGCTTGGCAAAGCGATGTTGAAGTTCCTCAAGGAGAAAGGAGTCTACAATGACTAGCAAGCAGATGGAGGAAATCCTCAAGTGGGTCGTGATTGACGAGGAGACCATGGAGAATGCCTTCCTCCCTGGCACCCCTGACCACATCAAGCAGAAGTACATCGAGCTCTGCGAAGAAACAGACGACATGATGGAAGTCTCTTGACATTTTTCTTCCATTCTTGATTGTGGTATAATATAGGCATCAAATAGTGCATCGGAGAGCAATCTTCGGTGCATTTTTGTTGCAAATAAGCCGACAGGCGTAAAAATGGGAGACAATATGGACGACAAATCCACGAGTCAAGACTCAGCCGCAAAACAGCCTACGAGCGGAGAAACTGAGGCAAAAACAGGCAGCAACTCAAGCAAGACCTTCACTCAGGACGAGGTCAACGCACTCATCCAAAAGCGTGTGAATGACATCAACGCTAAGAATGACGAGCGCAACAAGCAAGCGATTCAGGAGGCTTTGGCCGACTACGACCGCAAGCAGAAGATGACCGAAGAGGAAAGGTTGAATGAGGCTCGCAAGCAGAAAGACGACGAACTTGCAGAGAAGGAACGAAGCATCACGCTCCGTGAGAACCGTGCAGACGCAGTCGAGATGCTTGCACAACGCAACATCGACACCAAATTGGTTGACTTTGTCGTCGACATCGACGCAGACAAGACCGCAGAGAATGTCAAAGCTCTTGAGAAAGCCTTCAACGAGGCAGTCTCGAAAGGAGTCGAGGCAAAGCTCGCAGGTCGCACCCCAACCGATTTCGGCGATGGCAACAAAACGAAAGGCAAGAGTGATTCCAAGCTCACAGCCAATGGCTATCATGGAGCTGGCGGAACCGCATTCTAGTCTTGAACAATAAACCCACACAGGAGATTGCATCATGGCTCGTACAAATGCTATGAACATCGCAACGAATGCTGCTGGCACGACCGCTGACTTGCTCGCTGAGAGCTACGGCAAGGTCATCGACAGCATTCAAAAGGGTGCCATCTCAGAGCAAATCAAGAACAAAGACTACTCTGGCGACCCTACAACTGGTAGCGTCGAAGTTGACCGCTTCAAGAACGCTGCTTCTAATGACTACGGCACTGCTCGTACTGCTGGTGAAGGCGGAAAGCTATTGAACACTGGCAAAGTCACCATCAACATCGACACCGACAAGGAAATCATCGAAGAGCTCGAAGCAAAAGACATCGCTCTCTACGGTGTAGACAACCTCATCGGCCGTCGTGCTGGCAATCATGCAAAGCGCATGATTGCAACGCTTGACAACGCATACTTCGGCGCACTTGAAACCGCTGCAACCGCTGTCACCATCACTGGCCTCACCGCCATTGAAGACATCGTCGAAGCTGCAATCCAGGCAGTCGAGACTGTCAACAACGACTGGGTAGATGGTGTTGACCGTGAAGACATCGTTCTCACGCTCACCCCTGCTGCTTATGGCAAGCTCCGCAACCACATCGACAAGGTGATGGTTCAGAACGACGCTGGCGCAGAGGAAATCTCCATGTTCCACGGTGTTCGTGTCTTCAGCAACACTCGCCAGACCAAGGCTATCATCGCAACCATCTTTGGTTCCGCTGCTCAGCCAGTCATGGTCAAAGAGTACCAAGACGAGAAAATCCCTCTCTCTGATGCCCATGCAGTAGAGCTCTTCTACTCCTACGGCACCAAGGTTGTCACCCCTGACCTAGTCAAGGCGATTGACACTCTTCCAGCAGAAGCCGCTGCTAAAGACGGAGAGTAGGAATCAAGCCCTTGCCCGAGGCTCAAATCGGGCACCAACAAGAAGAAGAATAGATTGGAAAGAAGATGACCGACGAACAAAAAGCAAAAATCAAGGAGTATGTGAAGAAGCTCAATGAAGCTGCGAGCCTTCCTGAGAATGCCGAAATCTTAGACTTCTCGACGGATGAAGTCGCAGACCGTGTCCTTCTTTACTTGAACCGAGAAGACTTGCCTGTGAATATCGAGCGCATTGTTGCTCGCATAATCTCGGGCATCTTCAACCAGTCAGTCAACGCAAAACCTTCTACATCTGCTGATTCAGCAATCAGCTCGATGAGCGACAACGGACAGTCCATCAGCTTCAGCAACGAGGTCAAGAACTATCTTGCCACCGTTGATGACAATGAGCTGTTCGCAGGCTCTTCGAAGCTCCTTGCTCCGTATAGGAGAATCAATGTTGTGGCCGAATGAGGCGAGTGAAGCAATCGCCAAGGCATTCTATGACAAAGTGATTGTTGTGCTCAACAAAACGGTGCAACGAGATGAAGAAGGCGGAATCATCCGCAACGCAGAAAGCGTCAAAACATCGTTCAAGGGGAATGTGAGGTTCAATGACCTTGGAGAACTTCAAGCCGACCTCGGTCTGACGGAATCCATCGATGTTGTCATCACATGCAACACAAACGCAGAGATAGCGGTCGATGACATATTCAGGCTTGATGCCAATCGTCGCTATGTTGCAACAAATGTCATCCCGAGCGATTCGCACCTCACAATCACAGGGAAACTATGTCGCTTGCAATCAAACTCGTAGGAGCAAAGCAAAACAACAAGAGGCTCGAGAGCTTCTCAGCCGAATGTGTGCAGGAAGTAGTCAACGGAGTCAATCGTGCAGCAGGTGTGGTTCTGTCAGGAGCAAAGGCCGCATGTCCAGTGGACACAGGCAACCTGAGAGAGTCAATCCACATCCAGCCAGCGACCTCCGCTGAACCAATAACTGCTACCGTCGGCACTGGTGTTGAGTATGCTCCGTTCGTAGAGTTCGGCACAGGCAGACGGGGTGGCTACCCATACGAGACCAGCGTCGCCTTGTCCTACAACAAGGAATGGCCTGGCCAAGTAGCACAGCCATTCCTGGGGAGGTCACTCCACCAGAACGAAAAGACAATCCGCACAATCGTGCAGGAATCAGTAAACAGGGCAGTCAAGCATGTATAATCCAAAGCGTGAAATCTACTCGAAGCTATGTGAAATCAATGGCATCGCTGTGTCTCAGAGCTCGCAGAATGTCTTCAACAGTGTGCCAGCGGTGACATATCGTATCGAAGGCAATGCTGCCGAGTACTACTTGGAGAATGAAATTGCTTCTCAGCGCATCTACTGTGTCATTGACATCTGGACGGATGAAAGCACGACTGCGTCCACCCTCTTGGCTCAAGTCGAGGCCAAGATGAGGGAGCTGAAATATCGACTCAACAATGCCCTTGATGTTCCATCACCAGAGGGCGCACTATATCACATCAATGCGACCTTCGTCGGTCTTCGTTGATGTAGGGAGAAACAATACATGGCAGGCATTCAAGCAATGGCAACCAGCCTCAAAATGGTCAAATCTGGCTCCGAACAAGCCGACCTCGTCATCGCTCACATCACGAGCATCGGCGAGCAGGCTTCCGAAGCTGAAGAAATCGATGTCACCACTCTCGATTCGCCAAATCGTGCGAAAGAGTACATCCAGGGTGCAAAAGACGCTGGCTCCGTAGAAGTAGCAATCAACAACTGCTTCGACGGTCAGATTGAAACTCTCAAGGCTGTCTACGCATCAGGCGCAGTCCGCACTTGGATTGAAGAGTACCCAGACGGCAAAGGCACTTTGACCTACACTGGCTACATCTCAGCTTTGACCTTTGGTGAAGCAACACCAGATGGTCTCATCTCGGCGAACTTTACGATTCGCCTATCTGGTGAGCCAACCTACGCAGAGGGCGAGTAGCCCTCACCTCACGGGTGCTGAGGCTAACTGCACCCACCCTAGAATCTAAACAAGGAATCATTCTATGTTCGAACTCGACTACAAGGCAAGCAACATCCGCAACGCAGAGAAAGAGTATGGCCTCAGCTTCTTTGATGGCATCTCTAAGGTTGGCAGCAACAGGATTGATGTCACGACCCTCATGTTCCTCTACTCATGCGGTGGCGCAGCAGATGAAGACTTCGAAAAAGACTTCAAAGCTGGCATGCAAGAAGTTGTCCTGAACATATTCGAGGCTATCGATGACGCTGGTTTTTTAGGGGAGAAACTAGACATCGAGGCGATGAAGAAAGAGCTCGGCCTAGAGAAGGCCAAGAACAGCGATTCTTCTACCAAGTCTGGCGAAACAACCAAAGCCTAGCCTATCAAATCGGACTCCGTCTCCCTGACTTCTGGGAAATGACCTGGGGAGACTTCCAAGACTGCATCGAGGGGTACAACGAGAGAACGAAGCGATGGATGAACGAGGTCGACTCGCTCAACCACACTCTCGGCACCTACATCTCCTACGCAGTCAACGACCCGAAGAAGTACCCGAAGCAGCCGTTCTACAAGAAGGCTGAAGAACACGAGCTGAACACTGCTCACACAGACAACGAGCGTCTCCACATGGCTCGCTTGAAGTATGGCAAAAAGAAGGAATAATATGGCAACAATCGACGAGCTTCAAGTTCAAATCACCGCCAACACCGCTGATGTGAACAAAAAACTGAACAATGTTGAGCAGCAGGTCAACCAGCTCTCAAACGCTGTCTCTAAAAATGCAAGCAAGATGTCCACATCCTTCGTGGCCTTCGGCAGCGCAGTCGGCAATATCGCCGCCAATGTCATCTCGAAGGCCTTTTCTGCCATCGCCTCGTCAATGGACAGTGCCATCTCTCGCTTCGACACCATCAACAACTTCCCTCGGGTGATGGAGAACCTCGGCATCTCCGCCGACAAATCCGCTCCTGCGATTCAATATCTGACCGCCAAGTTGAACGGACTTCCGACGACCGTTGATGCGGCCGCTCAAGCAGTCCAACGCTTTACAAGTGCAAATGGCAACATTGAAGCATCGACTCAGATGTTCCTTGCCTTGAATAATGCCATTCTCGCTGGTGGAGCAAGCATCGACATCCAAAGGTCAGCGATTGAGCAGTTGAGCCAGGCCTACACCAAGGGCAAGCCAGACATGATGGAATGGCGCACGATGATGATGGCCATGCCAGCACAGCTCAAGCAAATCGCAACGGCTATGGGCTACGCAGACGCAACCGCTCTCGGTGAGGCTCTCCGTGCAGGCAAGGTCTCCATGAATGACTTCATGGCAACCATCGTCCAGCTCAACAAGAACGGAGTCAACGGCCTCAAGAGCTTTGAAGCGCAGGCTCGTGGTGCGACTGGTGGTGTCGCAACCTCAATCACCAACCTCAAGACCGCAATCACTCGTGGCTTGGCGACTATCATGGAGGCAATCGGCCAGACAAACATCGCTGGCTTCTTCAACGCTGTCGCATCGGCCATCGGAACGGCTGCCAACTTCATCGCAGCATTCATTCGCCTCGTGCTGACCGCAATCAACGCTCTGAGAGCCCTTTTTGGGCAGTCTGCCATCGCATTCGGTAAAACATCCAGCTCGGCTGGTGAAGCGGCCTCCTCGGTCTCAGGAATAGGCTCAGCGGCCAATGATGCAACGGGTGCTATCAACGGCACTGGTGCAGCAGCCAAAAAGCTCCAGAAACAGCTCGCAGGCTTCGATGAAATGAATGTCCTCCGTGAGCAGGACAGCGGCTCTGGAGGCGGCGGCGGTGGCGGCGGAGGCGGCGCAGGTGTCGGCGACCTCAGCGGTCTCGACTTCGGCAATCTCGACTTCGGCAAGTTTGACAACGCAACTGACAAGGTCACCGAAATCGCAGAGAAGATGATGGCCAAGCTCAAGAAAATCTTCGACTTCGACAAGATTGGCAAAGCAATCAAGAGATTCTGCGACGACATCAAGAAGTTCATGGAACCAGCAGGCAAGATTGTGAAGGATGTCTGGGAGAGCTACTTGAAGCCGTTCATCAGCTGGACTGGCAATGAACTCTTCCCAGCCTTCCTCAACGCTCTAGGCGGCGCAATCAATGCCCTAGGCGGCATCATCAACGCTGTCTGGGGGTACCTGAAGCCATTCATCGACTTTTTCGTCGTACCTATCGCACAGTTCGCAGGAAGCATCATCGTCGGTGTCCTCAACGGCATCGGAGACGCTTTGCGCTGGATTGGCCAGAACGCTCCAGTCTGTGACCTCCTAGCAGCAGGGCTCATCGCAATCGGTGTCGCAATCGCAGGCATCAAGATTGAAGCTCTTGTCGCAGGTGTAGCATCAGCAATCCAGGTCTTCCAGGGATTCCTCGCAGCAAGCGGAAGCCTCAATGTCGCACTCATGAACACCGCTGCAAGCACCACAGGTGTCACCAGTGCGGTCGCAACAGCAGGCACAGGCTTGACCGCATTCGCATCTACCGCAGCAGCGGCAGCTGTCCCAGTACTTGCCATCACTGGCATCATCGTCGCATTGAGGACTGGCTACGAAGCCCTCAAGCTCCAGCTCATGTTGAACGACAGCGCAACCAAAGACTACATGACCACCCAGCAGCTCGCTCAGTATATCGAGAAACAGCGCACAGACGGCATTCAGTGGCAGAAGGAAGCGATGGAGGAGCTCAAGGCAGCAACCGACCATCTCAACAGCGCAAACGCAAACCTCATCAACGCTGAAACGAACCGTCGCAGCGCAGTCTCGAACCTCGACACTGTGGCGAAGAGCTTGAACATGACCACCGAGCAGGCGACCAAGTACTACGAAGAGAACATGGGCAAGGTCAAGACGCTCGACAGCGCACACCTCAAGCTCATGGACGCAGTCGCAAAGGTGAAGGACGCAGAGCAGAGAGTGACTCAGGCAGAGAAAGAGAGAAAAAACGGCCTCAACGAAGTCTCGAGCGCAACAGACCGCCAGACCGAGGCAGAGAACAGCCAGATTCGCTCGATGATGAACAAGCAGGTTCAGCAGCTCGCAGAGAAGGGCAACTGGTACCAGCTCGCCAACACGCTCAGAATGTATGCAAACCAGGAGAAGGAGTTCACTCTTGAAAATGGCCAAACCGTCAAGCGCACGAAGGAAGAGATGGGCTGGCTCGTCAAGGGTGTCGCAGATGATATGGCCAAATCCTACAAGGAATGGGACAAGGTCTGGAGCATGATGCCAAACAGCGTCAAGAACAATGCAAAAACAATGGACACAACGCTCCTCAACCTCCAGAACATGCTTGCCAGCAACGGCAAAAAATCTGGCCAGAGCTTCGGCAACGGTACCGTCTCGGGCATCCAGAGCAAGAACACCGCAGTCTACAACGCAGGCTGGAACCAAGCCGACCAGGGTTTCAAAGGCTTTAATGCACGCTTAAAAATCCACTCTCCATCCCGTGTCATGAAAGAGCAGGGTGGCTTCTTCTCCGAAGGTGTCGCACTCGGTATCATGGACAAGATTCCAGAAGTCGCAGATGCAGCAGAGCAGGTCGCAGATGCAGCCAATGTCTCCTTCGCCGACTTCCTCGAACCAATCGGCACGGACTTCGCAAGCAAGTTCTCCGACTTCAGCGGCAACATCGACCAGACCCTATCTGATGTCATCGAGGCCAACTCGCAGACCCATGTGGTCGTCAAGGTAGGCGAGGACACGCTCGTCGACAAGGTCATCGAAGGCATCAACGAGAGCTCATTCATGGCCAATCGTGGGGTCATCAACATCTAAAAAAAGACTTTTTTCGGACAATTTTCGACTTTTTTCGTCACCTCTGTTATGAGAAAACCTCAACAGGGGTGGCTTTTTTGAGTTTTCCACAAGTTTTCCACAGCCCATCACAAAATCATTGTTGACTTTATACACCCGTGGGTGTATAATCAAGTCAGAACATAAGCAAAGGAAAGCAACAAAATGAAAGCAACCAACCAACAAACCGCAGAAAACATCAAAAGAATCGAGGCCTTCACCAAGTACCTCAAAAGCAACTTCAAAACTCACTACTCGAACATCAAGCACATGGACAACCTCTGCGACCTAGAAAACAGCTTCGCCTTCCTCAGAGACTACAACGAGGTCAGCGAACAGCTCATCAAGGTCATCGAGGCCTACAATGAAAAAACTGGAAGCGAGTTCTAGGAACAAGGGAGGAGAACAACATGAACTACTACGGAATCAAAAGAGAAATCTTCAAGGGCAACAAGAGCATGCCAGAAGAGACCATCATCTACCCGAACCTTTACAAGACCGAAGAAGAAGCAGTGAAAGTCCTTCTTCACGAAGCAGACCAGGATTGCCTCTTCTACCACTACGAGCCAGTCATCGAGCCACATCAGGCACACTTCAGCACAGCAATCCAGACCGTCCACAACAGCAAGACGGGCAAGGACACAATCTACCGCCACGAATGGCACACAATCAAGTTCAACATGGAGGAGGAGCAATAGCTCCCCTCCACAGAAAGGAGAATCAATCATGAAAACCTACAACGCAAAGTACATCATCAAAATCAACCGCCAGGAGTTCGAGAAGGAGCTCGAAGTCCAGGCAGAAGACAGGAAGAAAGCAATCGAAAGTGTCAGGCAGTACGCTCAGCAGAAGCTCGGCCGCCACGCATTCCGCATCGAAGTCAAGGAGGCAAAATGAAAGACCTCGGGACAATGACCCTGGAAGAGCTCAGAGATGAGCTCAACCAGGAGAAGGCCTGGCTCAAGGAGTGTGAGATGAACGCTGACCTCGCCAAAGCCGAAATCGAGCACCTCGAAGAAATCATCAACCAAGCGGAAGGAGAAGAGAAATGAACTGCCCAGAAGACCGATGCCCAATCTGCTGGAGCGACGGCATCGACTCATTGAAGACCGAGAACGGCGACTACTGCCAGGAACATGAGGAGGAGAACTAGCATGAAGATGGTTGACTATGTCGTAGACGGCGGAGATGGGGAGGAGGAGCTCTACGACACCAAGCGTGAGGCCATCAGAGCCGCTCAGAGGCTCGCCAAGGAGCAAAGACGACCGATTGATGTCTTCCGCTGGTTCAGGCCTACTAGAGACGACGACATGGAGCTTGACGAGGACTTCAGGCTGACAGTCGCCTTCATACCAAACAACAAGAAAGGAGAAAAACTATGAACGCAAAAATGCTTGAAATGATTGACGAGTGCGAGTGGTTGCTTGCCAAGGCGAAGAAAGAAAAGGACGCAGTCAGAATCGCCCATCTCGAAGGGCGAAAGCAAGGGCTCGTCGAAGCTCTGTCGCTTTACAGAAGCGAGAATCGCCACAGCAACGACAAAGAGAAAGGAGGAAGGAAATGAAGAACACCAAGACCTACGAAGTGTGCATCTCATTCAAAGATGGCACAGAACAGCACACCCACTACTACGATGCCGAGGAGGCTCAGGAAGCCGCCAAGCGCATCATTGATGCCATGGTTCACAAATACTCAGGAATCGAAGACATCATCGGTGTCAGCATCGAGGAGGAGAATTGAAATGAAGCAAGGATTCATCGTCTGGAACCAGACAAACTATGGCGACGGCTTCGAGTTCTTCGGAGTCTTCCGCTCATACCAGGAGGCGAAGAAGCATCTCCGTCGGGTCTTCAAGAAGAGATATGGCAAGGACTACTACAAGCTCACGCAGGACGAAGTGTTCGAGCTGGAGAATGGAGAGGACATGTTCCTCATCTCATCATACGAGCTGAATGACGGCTCGGAAGAATAGCATGCTATCATAGACGGAAGGAGGCCGTTGTGGAAGAACGAAGAAAGAAGCTCGGCATGTCGCAGAAGGACTTGGCCGAAAAGTCGGGAGTCAACTTGCGCATGGTTCAGTACTACGAGCAAGGATTCAAGGACATCAAAAAAGCGCAGGCAGCCACTGTCCAGAAGCTCGCAAGAGCCCTGGAATGCACGATGGAAGACCTGCTCAACTAGAGACCCGAGGTGGTCTCTTTTTGATGCACAAAAAAACCGCCTGATGAGCGGTTCTTTTCTTAGCCAGCGCAGTGAAGATTCCAGCTCCTCGGCGGACAAGTCCCGAAGGGCGAGTCCAGAAGAGCAGGCCTCGACACAGGAGGCTGACCGTTTTGTAGGCGTTAAGTCATCAGCTCTGTCTACTCTTCTATTATACCAGAAAACAACCCCTCACGAAGAGGGGTCTCTCATCTCGATTGAAATGTTCTTTGCGTAGTTCAAACAACATGCAACTATTTTCACTGCTGAATAGGAGTCGGTCTCACCGTAGACCAGGGTCTTGTCGATGAGGTCTGTCTCGTTCACCCCGTACTCCTGAATGTGCCTCCAAAGTCCTGCCGAATCAATCTTGCCTTGAATCTCTATATTCAAAACCATGGCATTCACCACCCTTCTGTTTGATTCGAGATGATTGCCCTTATTATACCAAAAACCGCCTGGCGACTGGGAACCCCCAATCCATCCAGGCGGCCTCCAGAGTGGAGAGCATACTCGCTTATATTATATCACGCAGTGCGCTTCCACATATAAACGGTGATGTAAGGCTGCAAGTTGTTGTGAGCACCATCGCCGCCTTCATAACTGGTAGGGTCTGACACCGCATAGCCAGTGTAGACACCATTCGGTGCAGAGCCGCCCTGGTAGAGATGATAGCCTGAATAGACCTGACCGTGAAGGTGTCTGTGTTTTGGCATCTCACTCGTGGTGAGCTTGTGCGTCTTTTCACCACCTGTCTCCTCAGCCGTGTCAAAGTCCGTGTCGTTCGCATCGACACCGACAGGGACTCGACCAGCACCCCAGGCCACCCATGTGCCGCCGCCGAGTGCTTCCGCCACAGCATCGGCAGTTGAGTGAGTCGCTGACATATAGATTGAGCCGACAGGGTAGACCCTATCAAGCGTCATGAGGAGCTTGTTCCCGTTCGCATATACATCACCCATAACTTCGAGCTGGCCTAGGTTGCCGCTCGGGAGAGAGATGTTCGGGAGCCCACCGATTCCGACACGACCATCCGTGCCTACGAAGAACTGTGGCTGACCCTGGCTGACGCTTAGGGAGACAGTCTTCGAACCCACCTTGTCTGTCGTCTTGACCTCGAAGTCGTATGCGTTCTGGTTGTTCAAGTTGAGCGTGATGTTGCTGACGGTGTATGTGCCGTTCGTGTTGACGCTGAGGCCACCAGCCGTCGTCCAGGAACCCCATGTAGAGGTCGTGGAGGCCTTGTAGCGGTACTGGACGCTCTGGATTGTGTTCTTGGCCGTCCCACTCACCTGAAGCGGCGAGAACGAGCCGCTGATGGCCAAAGTCGTGGTGCTCTCGAAGTTGTTCAAGCGTTCTGCCGTTGCATTGACTACTGGGTCGGCATAAGCCAAGACAGTGACGCTCTTGCTGACCGATGTGAAGTTGCCACGAGAATCCGTCGCCTTGACCGAGAGTGATTGTGCGCCAGCTGTGAATGCTTTGCTGGCGAAGTTCATCACGACATCAGCCGATGAAGAGTAGGCACCAGTCTCAGAGAGACCAGAGATGGATGCGAGGTAGTTGCTCATCGTGGCCGACTTCTTGGCCGTTGCTTTGTTCGCCGATGCGACAGTCACACGAAGCGTCGACTTGCCCTGGACAAGCACCTGGTTGTTGCCAGTGATTCCAGTGATGGTCGAGTTGGTGTCCTGATAGGTGAAGTTCGAGAAGGTCGGGTTGCCATTGACGATTGTGAGCGTGACCTTCTTATAGTCGTGGAATGTGTTGTTCCCGATGACAGTCCTTACAAAGAAGTAAACATCCCTAGAGTTTGCCGTGGTCGTTGCGCCTCGGAGGACATTCCGTTCGGCCTCGGTCAGGTTGAAGGTATAGGACGAGCCAGTCTTGCTGATGTCACGATAGGCGATGTCGTCAGCTGCGCTAGTGAGCGAGATGCAGGCCATGAGCGAGTTGGCACTGTTGCCAGCCTTGTTCTCGTAGGTGATGGTCGGATTCGCCTCGTCGTCGAAGTTCGGAGCGGAGGTGATTGTAGCCTTGCGTGGAATCGAGTTGAGCGTCCAGGAACCAGAGCCCGAGTAGTACTCAGAGGAGCCGTAGATGTTCACACCGCCACTTGCGCTGAAGCTCTTGGTGCCGTCGCCGTTGTGGTAGATGCGCTTCGTGCCAGATGCAAGGACGAAGCCGTTCTTCTTGTAGCCAGAGTTGGCATAGTTGAAGCTGTGAGTCTCGCCGTCTACCGTGACTGAGCCAGAGTAGATTGCGATGGAGGCAGTGGAGCTGGTGCCACCGCCAAGGGTGAACGACCAGCTGATGTCAGTGTAGTTTCCGCTGGTGCTCTGAGTGCCAGACCACTTGAAGTATGCTCTGTTCGGGTAGTTCGTGTACGAACGATGTGATGTTTCGAATGAGCCGCTGAGTGCCATCTATTTCTTCCTCCTTATATCTTCACCCATCCCCAGCCAGAGTTGCTTGAGCTGTTGATTGGGACTATTTTCAATGGCGGCATTTCAATCTGCTGCCTGGATTTCAGCTTCGCCACCTCAGTCAAGTCACGGTTGACCGTGAAGACATTCTGAAGTGAACCGCCTGCGTCTGAATAACCATTCAAGCCGAGCTCGTCGAGCTTCACATAGTCGTTGTTGCTATTTGAGCTCACCTTCACACCCTCGGAGTCGATTGCGACGCTCTTGGACATGATTTCGTCCGATGCGGAGACCCAAGGAGTCCTGGAATCGCCGACTGTGAGCATGAGGTCTGTGATTGCGAAGTCAGTGACGGAGCCGTTCGTCTCGACCTTGATGACCATTGGGGTGTCGACTGGCTTCATTGACGAGATGGTGTACTCCTGCCAGAGTACCGCCTCTCCGTTTGGCATCTCGACCGAGTAGCTTCCAGTGGTTGAGCTAGGAGCGGAGGCAGGGTAGAACGAGACCTTTGCGATGCCCGTTGCGCTCTTCTTCGCCCTGAAGGTCAATGTGTAGACACTGCCAGTCAAGTCGACCGCAATGTTCTGAGCAATCGAGGAAGATGCGCCGAGGTCAATCTGGTTGCCAGAGAGAGCACCATGAGAGACGGACTCTGGGGAAGTCTCAGATGCGACCGTCCCGACATTCGTCCAGCTTGCGAGCGTGCCGTCAGTGTTCTTCTTATAGCCGACCGAGTTGTGAATCAAGTTGCCACCACCCGTCGTCTGAATCGTCGTGACGACCGAGTTGATGTTCTGCGAGATTTGCGAGAAGTTGGCGAGCGTCTGGCCTTCGAACTCGTCCTGACGAGAGACGATGGAGGTGATTTCCTGGCCTTGCTTGTCGACTTTGATTTCGGTGTTGTAGATGGACTTCTTGATTCCGCCTGCGAGAGCGTAGTTCGTGGTCGTCTCGGTCGGAGCGACACCTCTGAGCTCTTCCTTGATTCCGCCATCGATTGTGAGCTTGATGTCGGTGATGACGATTCCTTGCTCAAGCATTGAAGGAGAGTTCTTCGCAGCACCAGCAGTGAATGAGCCTGTGCCGCTGTTGCCGAAGAATGCACCGCTGACTGCATCGTACAAGCCGATTGCGCCATCTTCAAGGCGACGACATGGAACGAAGTTTCTGACCAGCTCGTCATTCTCCCATAGCTTTGCGCCGTAGAGTTTCGCCTTTGCGAAGTTTGCTGGGCTCGAGCTCCTACCCTCTGCGAGCAAGAGCAAGCTGCCCGTTGCGTTCATCGTGGCATTGTTGTTTGTGATGTTCTGCTCGCCTCCGATGACACCGCTCGCACTGTATGACCTGGCCATTCTGTTCTTGCCATCGAGTTCGAAGGTGTAGATGGTGTTTGCGGCGATGGCAGGGGTGAAGCCTTGCCAGAGAGAGCCGCTGTTGACGAAGCAGAAGCCGTTGTTGCCAGCACCGTTGATGTAGTGACCAACCCAGAGAGAATCTGCTCCATCTTGCCAGCCGAAGATGCGCTGCTGGAGCGGAGAAGTACTCGTCAAAGCGTACTTGACGCTGATTTTCGATAGTGGAGTTGCGAAGAAGTTGGTGTCGACATACTGAGTGCCCGTTGACTGAATATATTCGAGCTCCTGATAGCCAGAAGGGAGGAGCGGCTGCGAGATGTTGAGGCGGTCGCCTACTTCGTACCATCCATGACCTTCGGTCGTGGCAGTGAATGGAGAGAAGCCGAACCCGTCGACAGCGTCGAGGATTGGCTCTGCCAGCTCTTCTCGGTTGTCGTCGAGGATTTCGTTGTTGGCGAGCTTGACCTCGCAAAGATTTTCGGTCGGTTTGTAGTAGTCGACAGTGAGGGTCGCTGGAAGGCTCCCGATGACTGGGATGATGTTCATCGTGCTGCTCTCGACCTTCGCCGAAGAGAACTCTTCGAGCTGCTGGACGAGGGACGCTTTCGTGATTTTGTTGTTTGTCGGGGTCTGGAGCTGATAGAACACGGTCACCTTGTGCGAGGCGAGCCAGGTCTTGAAGCTCGCCACATCTGGGAAGTCGTCATGCTTGCCTGGGTAGCAGAAGAATTGCTTGTTATAAACAAAGCCAGTGCCGAAATCATGGCCAGACGCTCGGTAGTAGAAGCGGTCAGAGAACATTCTGACACGGGTTGCGGTCGTCGTCGCTCCAGAGATTGTCGCCATGAAGCGGTTGTAGCCGCCTGCGGAGTACTCCTGACCCCACGATTCATCGCTTGAGCCGTCAAAGACGGTGCGACCGATTTCGTTCTTGTAGTACCAATCATCGCCGACCTTGCTGATACTGTTGGCTTTTGAAGCCTGGGAGATTTCAATCAAGTCAAGAGACGAGGAGCGTTCCCATGCCGTTGCAGAGTCGCTCTCTTCGAGCTGGATTCTGACGGAAGCATCCGAGATGGTAGTGCCAGAAGGAATCCAGAAGTCGAGATTCTGGGCACTGTTGATGATGTGCTGGGTGATTGTCGTCGTGATAGATGGAGACGATGAGGTCACAGTGAGGCCGATGCCATTTGAGCCACGCTTGATGCCGATGTCTGAGATTCCTCCCCAGGTGCCAGTCGCAGAGAGTGAGAGCTTCTTGTTGAGATATGACTGAGGAATCATGAATGGCATGACGAGGTGAGTCCCTGCCGATGCCTTCCCCCAGACATGGACGGTGCCATCCTGGTCAGAAGAGAACTGGACACCATTCACCACTCCGCTGCCATATCTTGAGCAGTCGATGAGGTTTTTCCCAGTGGTGAGGTCAATGTACTTCATACCGCCAGTGAACGGCTCGAAGCTGCTCACACCAGTACCTCTTTCGAGCTGGATGTCGACTTCGAGGTCTGTGCACGAGACATACTGGCTGTACTGGGTGATGCACCCCACATGCTCATCTGCCGCCAATGAGATGAGGAGTAGCGGCCTCATATTGGAGGCCGTGGCTGCGATACTCACCGCCCTCGTGCGGACACCGTGGTCATTGTAGATGTATGCGTAGGCATCGATTGCGCTGTTGGTTCCGAATGTGACATCGCCAACCAAGCGCAGCGACAGCGTGTACTGTCCACCGTTTGTCGTCAGGCGGTAGTCGTAGGTAGGGTCAGAAGCCCATCGCCCTGTGGCTCCGTTGCAGAGATTCAGTGCGCCGCCCTGGTAGGTTGCACTGGTTCTTGTCATCTTCAGCACACCGCCATTGATTGTCCACGATGTTCCGCCAGCGGCATAGGAGTAGGAGCCATCGAGCGTCTGGCACAGGTTCTTGCCGCAGATGCGGTAGCCATTGAGACCAGATGTGAGCTTGACTGTCTGTGGGTAGTCAGCGTTCGGAGAAGCAGCCACAACAGAGGTCGATGAGCCCGTGTATGGTTCCCAGGAGAGAGCAGTCGAGCCGAAGTCGCCCTTCACGATTGTGATGCGGAGGTCAATGGTGGCATCGTTTGCTGGAGTTGCTTTGGTGAGGAAGAAGCGGATTGCGAGCATGCTGGTCGTGATTGATGACTTTGTTGTCACGACAAACTTTTTCGAACCAGATGCGCCGATTGAACCAGCAGATGCGTTGCCGACGAACGGGTCGGCATTTTGGGCACCCTGTGCAACGGTGAATCCGTAGAAGTTCGATGCATTTCGATATTCGACGAGCACTGTGTATTTCGTGTCGGGCTGGTATAGCTCCTTCAATGCGCCACTGATTTTCGGGTAGAGGTTGGTGTACTGAGCGTTCCCAGTGTGAGCCCAACGAGCCCAGCCGTCTTCGAGCTTGGTCAAGGTGAATCCGTTTGCGATGGAGTTCCAGTAGTCCGTGTCGGTTTGCATTGTCGAGAACCCATCCTTCATCAAGAGCTGGCGGCCGACATAGTAGTCCTGGCTGGTGTCGCCCTCGATTTTTGGTAGGTCTTTGAGGCCATTCTCTGCGCCTGTGAGCTCTAACTCTTCGCCAGAGGCTTCTCCGTATGGGTAGGCGACAACATTGTCTTCCTGCGGTGTTCTAGCGAGCACAACGGCATTCACATCGCCGTAGTATGGCTCGAGCTTGTATGTCTTCAGGTTGGAATAGGTCAAAGTCTCAAGCGGTGTCGTGGAGGGATTCCTGAAGCTCAGGCTGCTCCCCACACCACTGACGGAAGCCAAAGAAGCAGAAGCACCAGCAACTTCAGCAAGAATGTCACGATAAGTAAGATTGCTAATGTTTGAATAAAGGTCTTCTGTGATGGTGTAAGTTCCATTGACTAGGCTCCCTTCGTCGTAGCTCATGTTTGTTGCTGATGCGACCTGGACAGCAAGGTTGTTCACTGTGCATGGGAAGTTGAGGCCTCCTGCCGCATACGGTTTCAGGCCAGCGATGCCGACTGCATCATAGGCCTTGAAGTTTGACATTCCTTTTTCGAGGTCGATTTTCTGTTCAACGATTTGAAAAGCTCCGAGGTCGCAAGATTCCCAGGTGTCGTTCGAAGCATCAGTCTGCACCTTGAGCGTCGCATTGACGAGCTTCTCCATGAGGGAGTAGCTTGTCCCGAGAAGAGTGAAGGTCAAGGTCTTCGTGGCCACCCCGAAGAAGTAGCCAGAAGATTGCACCTCGGCTTTGACAAGGTCTCCGCCCGAGGTGTATGTTGCGCCGTCCTGGATTGCAATCTGAGCACCGACAACCTTGACTGGTGCCTTCATTGCGTTTTTGAAATCGTTTGAGACTGAAATCATTCTATTCTACCTCCTAGATACTGGGACAAGGCTCACAGTGAAGGTCTTGAACAGCTTGCGAGAGCGGTCGAGAATCTCTACTTGGTAGTCGCCCGAGTAGTACTGAGCCGTGATGTTTCCTTTTGTTTTTGGGTCGTAGTATGTGACCGAGAAGTATGGCTGGTCGAGAAGACCGATGATTGTGTTGACCTGGTCTTCGGTCAATGCGTCACGGAAGACGAGCTCAATCTTCGGGAAGATACCAATCAACGAAGCACGGACATCGCCGTTCATGTTGCGGTCTGCATCCTTCCATAGCTTGTTGTAGCCTACTTTGTACTCTTTGAGGCCAGGGACGGATGTGTTCCCGATTTTGAGCAAGTCGCCACTTGTTATGCTCATATTATGCCTTCCTTAAACTTGAAATTGGAACAGCACATCGGCAGGTGCCATTCGATGTTCTCAAGACAGCGAACCCTCTTCCGTTCGTCTCCGTCCAGATGGAGTTGCCGTCGTTGATGATTTTGAGGTTGAGGTAGACACCATTCTGGTCAGTTGCCGATGTGGTGGTGACATGGTCGCCAATCTTCGGGGTGTTGGTTGGAGTGGTGCTGCCGTTGTACTTGACCAAGTTGCCAGTGTTGACTGCTGCATAGACCACACCGTCAGAGACAAGCACTGCACGGTCGCCCTTGAGCTCGGAGATAGTGTAGTAGTCACGAGTCTTCATCAATGGGTGGCCAGTATAGTCGACCCACTGCTTGAGCGTGACATTGTCGCCGACCTTGAAGCTAGTCGTCGGAGTTGGGGTCGGAGCTGGTGCTGGTGCCTTGATTTCGAACCAGATGTACTGGCTGAGGTTGATGTTGCGCACACCGTAGTTGCCCGTCGAGCCGTAGTTGTACTCGGAGATAGTGTTGCCGCCTTCGAACCAGACCACATGGCCATATTTGCCAGAGGTCAACACCCCGACATAGCGTCCGCCGTTCTTTGGAGCGGACACTTGTTTGTACCCCCAGGACGGGAGGCGATAAATCCATTCCTTCGCATTCATATTGCCTGTGCGTGGAGGCCAGGAACCTCTGACTTCGCATATCTTCCAGGCGCAGTAGGAGACGCATTCTCTGTTGTAGCAGGTGCTAGGGTCGAGCTTTGAGTCCTTTGGTGCGGAGCGATATGGCTCGGGGTAGGTGTTGACACCTGCGGCACCCTTGCCAGCTTCTAGCTCTTCGCCATGGTCTACATCTTCGCCTTCTTCGTCGAGCATCTCCTTGATTGACTTCTCGGTGATAGTCTCAGCAGATGCGATGATGTTGCCGTCTTGGTCGACACCGATTTTGATGCCAGTCTCGCCATCCTGAGCGGCTTCACGAATCTGCGCAATCTGCTTGTCGGTCAAGCCAAAAGCCATCAAGCCCTCGCTCATAGCGTAGCCAATGGCACCTACATCGGCGATGAAGAGACCAACGAGTAGATTGTGAACCGAAATCTGCTCGATGCCCTCTACTTGCACTCCAGAAGCGTCCACAAGGCTCAAGAAGGCCATGATGAGTGCTGCGAGACCTCCGATTGCTAGTGTGAGCAAAATCGGCTTCAGAGAGCCTTTGAGGAACTTCTTCCAGTCAAACTTGATGTCTTCAACTGCAATCTTTTTGTTTTTGAGATAGCCGAAGATGCCTCTCAGAGCCATTGCTCCGAAGAAGATTCCAGCTGCACCTGCGCACATGAGAATGTCGCTCATTTTTTACCTCCTTTCAGGTACTCTATGTCCTTATGGATTGCGGCCATGTCCATTTGGATTGCTCCTAGTTTTTCTGCGTAGCCGTTGTGAATATCTAGCTTGCGTTCGATAGATTCGAGTCGGTCTTGCTGTCGCTGTTCTCTCTGTGCGGCTGCTATCTCAGCCTCTCTGCCTTTTTTCTCGGAGATTGCTTTGTTTGCAGTATATGAGCCGACAACAGACGAGATTGCGGCGATGACTGCGACTAGAACTGTTTCGCTCATGTGTGCCTTTCTTCTTGGAGATGGAGGCTCAGTGCGAGCCTCCGAGTTTTTGCGCAAAGAAGTCAAGCTGAATCTGCATCGCCTGGCGGAAGTCGACATCAGGGATGGCGACATAGAGCCAAGCAAGTGCTCGGCAGACATCGAACTCGTCAATCTCTCTCTGGTTTGCCTTGTACTCGTTCCAGGCCGCTCTCAGCAGCTCAGAATCGGGCAAAGGCACATCGTGAAGCAACGCATGGAGCTCTCGATGGTACTCGATAGGGACTGAACGGACAAAAGCCCTTCTCAAAAGCAGAGCGTGATTCTTGCTCCAATGGGTTCGCTGAAAAAGCAGGTGATGCTTGTCCATCGGACAGGTCGAATCGGCTCGTCCTCTTTGCCTTTTTTTCTTCGACATATCAACACCCCCTTGATAGTCATCAATGTGCAACAAAAAAGTGCCAAGACTTCAATCTTGGGCACTATTGGCTGCCTATATTATACCACAAAAAAGCATCATCGTCCTGATGATACTCGGTGTTGTTGGTGGCATCGTTCTTGGGGGTACGCTAACCAAGAGCCGTCTTTATTATAGCATATTTTGGCCTGTCAAGACAGTGGGGAAGACACCAAAAAACTCCCCGAAGGGAGCCTTTGATGGCCTATTCAGGCCGCTTGAAAATGACAACGGAGAAAGAGAGAAGCCCGTTGTGAAAAGAGTTGGTGCGATGGCATCAAGCGGCCAGAGCAGACCGTCAATGGCCTGCGAGGTACTCGTCAATCTTCTTGATGCAATCGTCGAACCCTATTCCGAACTCCGCCTTGTAGCCAGCGTTGGCCAGGTCGTTGAGCATGTCGAACTGCTCTCTGATGTGCTGGTCTGCCGTCAGCTTCCCATTTTTCAGGAAGATGGTCGTGCCTTCCTTCTTGATTTCGAGGAAGAGCCCTGCGAACTTCTTCGTCGGCTGAGCGATGAAGAGGTCAGGGTAGCCTCTGAAGTGCTGCAAGCGTTTGTGCTTCGCTGCCTGTCCCATCGTGAGCTTCAAGTCTGCCGCCAAGTCGAATCGGTAGATGACCGACGGGTGCTTGTAGCGCATGTAGTCAGCAATCATGAGATAGATGTCGTGCTCTCTCATTCGTCCTCCTCTCTGAGATGCTCAAGCTCATCTTCTAAACCTCGTTTTACTTTGGCCAATTCATCTCGCCCACCAACATCATAGGCATCTAAAAGGCATAGTATCGCATTATCGATGTCAGATATTGCGCCTTCGATTGCATCACGCTTCGATAAGCTCATTCTTCTACCTCTTTGTCTTTAGCCACAATGACTTCTTTGCCGAGGAAGCTCAGCTCATGCGAGCCGTCATGATATGCCGCAGCAAACGCTTTTGACATCTCATCATCTGGGTCGTAGATGAAATTCATTTCTTTTTGTCCTTCCATGCCGCCACCAGCAAGGCCAGACCACAGGCGGAGAAGCATATTGCGACACCCACTGCGAGGATGACCTGCGCTGGCTCAATCATTCCTCCGTTCATTTCTGCTCCTCAATCTGACACTTTTCTTTCGGCAGCTTCACATACTGGGTGCTACACTTGAGCGCATATTTCTTGTTCTGCTTGCAATCCTTGAGTGGATTCTCACCAGGCTCGGTCACACAGCTCAGGTCGACCTTCTCGGCCTTTGTGGAGCGTTTTGGCGGCGCACAGATGGCGATGGTGACGAATATCACGACCAATGCCGCCGCAATCGCTAGAGCGACGAATATGAGCTTTTCAATGTCATTCTTTTTCATGAGACCTCCTCGATTTTTCTTGCTATTTTGATGATGCTCTCGACTAGCTCGCAGTAGTCATCATAGTCTGGCTGGCCAGGCTCGTCGTAGTAGTAGCGACGGCTGAGGTCTGCCTCGGCTCCAGTAGCAACTACTTTGAGAACCAGGCGGACTCCAAAGTATGCCCAGTCGTTTGCGAACTCCATCTCGGGAATATGGATGAACTCGTTGATGGTCGCAACCTTCTCGTCGAGAATCTCCATCCATTCTTCTTCAGTGTGTGCGAACCTCAACACTTCGCCCATCACTTGCCTCCAAGCGGCCAGCGTTTGCGAGTCTTCACGACTTCGTAGCCGAGCTCTTTTGCTTGTGCGAGGAACTCTTCCTCTTTGAGCTTGTTTGCTTCGAAAAGCGTCGGCGCAGGCTTCCTCCCCATGTACTCGTAGACCTTCTCCCTGATGGTGATGTTTTCTTCCAAGTACTCGTCGAATGTGTTGCACCTCCAGGCCTTCTGAATGGTCGAAGGAGACACCTTGAAGGCTCGAGCGAAGTCGACCTGCGTCCCGAATCCCTTCGTGCCGTGCATGGCCTTCCAGAGCCCTTCATTGACTTTTCCGACTTTGCGATTGCGTGTTTTATTCATGATTTCGTCCTCCTTTGTATGGCCACAGAGCGTACAAGAAGCCAGCTCCCACGATGATGAAGATTGGGCTGAGCACGATTCTCCAGTCCCAATCAATCACACCAGCGATGCGCATGAGCAGGATTCCGAGATATAACCAGTCGAGGAATCCCATCGACCTCGTGATTTGAACTCTTGTCTTCATTCCGCCACCGTCCCATTCTTGATTGCTTTGATTTTGTATAAGCTGCGCTTGATGTCTTCGAGCGCATCATTCAAGTCTTCCTCAGACTCAGTTCCGATTGCCGATTCCGCTGCATCAGATATGAAGTCGAGCTCCTCGTCCACCTTCGCCCAATCATTCCTCGTCATTTCTGCGAATCTCCTTCTGAATGATATGCACGACCTTGTCTGTGAAGAGCGGAGCCTTGCGGACGCTTCTCACATTGGCTGATACTGCATCATAAGCGGTCGACATACTCTCGACCAAGTAGAGCGCACTCTTCATCGTGTCGAAGTTTTCCGCTTCGAACTCTACCGCCACGACCATTGTCTTCTTCATTCTTCTACCTCCTCAATGCTTGGTGAATCTAGCTCACACCACCACTTCGCTGCGTCGCTCAAGTCGTCGTTCATACTTCCTCCAGTCTGGGCTCTTTGTCAAGGGAGGATGGGCTTGCAAACAAGAGAACCGTGTCATGCAGGTGTATTTTGTGGTAGGAAAATCTATGTGTTCTGCATAACTGTGGAAAGCAACATCATTCAAGACGGTTTGTAGTGTACTTTGAATGTGAAAAAGTGTTGATGAAGTGATTTCGAGTTCCTACTTCATCAGGTTTCTTGCGTACTGCGTACAGAATGTTCTCGTACCCTTTGCAGCAGTACTACCAAACAGTGCCAACCCATCCATCCTTGACAAAGAACCAGCCTCACCACCTAGCGGCGAGCATCTAAAAATCTTTGATATTCTTCGTCGGCTGCCTCATCTGCGAGCCTTCTTTTCTCCATCATGACTTCGTCGAGTATTTCGTCGAGGTCAATCTCGAACTCTCTGATGAGATATTCAACCGTGTCCCCTAAGTCGAGCCAGTGTGCGAAGTAGACGACATCCTCGTCCGTGCTCTGGTGCATCCAGATGACCAAGTTCGCAAGCTGGTCGAGAGGGTAGCTGTCGAGAACCAGTTTCACAAAGTCCTCGGTGAGCTTCTTTTTCTTGATGAACTCTCTTCCTTCTTCCATCTCTTCCTTCCTAGAACGGAATCTCATCAAGTTTCGGTGTGTAGTCCTTGCCGCCGCTCGGCTGTTCACCTTCTGGAGCTTCGAGGTTGAGTTTCACCCCCTCGTCCATGAAGACGGAGACGAACTTCGGTTCGGATGTTGCCGTCGCATGGAGCTTGATTGCAAGCTGACTCCCATGCGGAGAGGAGAGGAGAACACCGACCTCGTGATAGAGGTTCTTCTCCTCACCATCCTTCTTGTAGGTTCCGTTCTTGACCTTTAATGTTGCTATTTTTTTGAAGACCGCCATGTCTACCTCCTTTCTTTGGCTCTAGTCTCGTTTTGCTTTGCCACGCTTCGAGATGCGTCCGCCCTTGGCACCAGCAATCTTTGCCAGCTCTGGGTTTGAAGCAAAGCCACCTGTGTGGCCGTTGCGTCCCCCAATCTGTCCGATGTTCATGTAGAAGTCCGTGCCGTACTTCGCCTTGTTCGTTGCGGCCGCTTTGCGACCACCTTCCCTTGTTCCTGCCATTCATTTCTCCTTCCTTAAAAACTCAGGCTTTCAATTTTCTCTGATGCTTCCTTGATTCTCTTGAGGATTGCCTTTTCGAAGACCTTTGCCTCTTCGAGCGTCTGCTCAATCTCTTTGCGTTCGATTGTGAATATCTGGAGCTCTAGGCCTGGAATCACATCCGTGTACATCACGAAGTAGAGCGTGTCCAGGTCTTCGTTGACCATGAAGTACTTCAAAATCTGTGGCGCATATTCCTTCGGGTAGCGTCCCTCAAGGTAGGCTCTGATGACCTTTGCGCTCGACAAGCATTTCACCTCGACTGCCTCGTGAATCTTCCCGTCCTTGCCAGTGATGCAGGCATCTGGGCTCACATAGGCCGCCTCGTCGTAGTCTGAGACCCAGACGCACGAATCCTCGTCGACCTTCTTCTTCGTCTTCGCCTCGAACGCTGCGATGGCTTCAGGCTCAAGAATGTGCCCACGAGCCATCATGCTGAACGGTTCTCCGCCAAGCTGGTCTGCGTAGTCGTTCGGAGTGATTGGTCGAGCAACTCGCTCGGCGATGATTTCGTAGAATCGCTCCTTCGGCTCGCTCTCAAGTTTGAGCTCTGCCAGCTCTTCTGGTTCAAGCATCTCTGCAAGCTCCGCAGCTGTCAGCTTCTTGTCAGCAGGGGAGAGAGGCTGTCCGTCCTTCTCCAGTGCTTCCACAATCTTGCCCTTCAGTGGCAAGCCAGCAATCCAGAGGTCTCCGAACTCAGAGCCTCCAGACTTGCCTTTTCTGAACTCCAGCCATTCTTCGCTGTTCTGTTCTATCTTGAGGGATTTCATTTCAACTCCTCCTTTTTCGCATCTTTTCTAGCCGCAACTTCTTTGTCGAGCTGCTGCTCCTTCGTGAGTGACTTCCACACACCGAGCAGCTCGTCGATATTCTTCGCTCCGCTGATTTTCTCAATCGCTTGAGCTCGTGCTTCTTCCACTTTGCTCATCTTCCAGGATTCGAACTCCTCCATTTCTTCACTAGAGGCAACCTCGCCTGATACTGCGTAGCCTAGAATGGCCAGCGCACGACCGATGGCGATGGTCTCGTTCTTTTCGAACCCCTTCTCCTGCTTGAGCCTGTCCTTCGGCATGAAGGAGCTTCCTTCAGCGTCGCAGCTCTCCAGCGCATCTGCTGCGCTCACACCGCTCTTCAGGAGCTCGTAGTAGTCCGTCTTGTCCTTCCAGATTCTTGCCGTGTGGGTGAGATTGCCTACTTCGTCGTAGGTGAACTTCACCGAGATTTTTGAGCGAGCGTTCGATGTTCTGAACTCTCCCAGGCGGTCAACCACTTTTGCGTAGTCGATGCCGCCCTTGATTTTCGTTGTCTTGACTTTATTCATACAAAAGACTCCATTCTCTCGACCGAACCATCTCTTCGTCTTCCTTCTTGAGTCCGACATACTTGCTGATTGCCGAATCGAGAAGTTTGTTCGCCCTGCGGTACTGCTTCGCACAGCGGATTGCTTTTCGATATTCGGTCTCACCTAGGCTCATCAAGTCGTTGACGATGTCTGCTTCCTTCGTTTTGGAATCGATTCTGACCTTCAAGGTCTCCTCGTCTGCGTACTTGCTCATGGCCTTGTTCGCTTTGCGATATTTCTTCGACACTCGGATTGCCTGGCGGAAGTCGTAGTCGCTGAGCTTCAAGAGCTTGTCGACCGATTCTGCCATCTTTGCCGTGTGCTCGATTCGAACCTTGACTGAGTTTGTGTCGTCTAGGTGCTTAACTTTGATATTTTTCATTGAGATTTTCTCCTTCTTTTTTGTTGATACCTCCGCTCCTGCACCCTCTCAACTAGGTGCACGAGCTTTCGAAGCCTCAAGTGTGGGTGCTCTCGTTCCTCCCTGAGCAGCACTCTCACGCTTTCGTCTTCAATGAAGTGTTGTATATTTGCGCTCAACACCTCAACAAAAGAAAAAAGCTGGCCTCGCAACCAGCAACAAAAAAAGCACTCAAGGATGCTCATCCGCATCTCTCAAGTGCTTGCGTGTCGATTCGTGGTGGAGTGTAGGAGATTCGAACTCCTGACCCCCTGCTTGCAAAGCAGGTGCTCTACCAGCTGAGCTAACACCCCTCTTTTCCTATTATGATTTCTTTGGGGTAGCTCTGCAAGGTTTGCGCTCTAGCCTTGAAGCTAACGCTTCGCTGAACACAAACACTTGAAAGACTGCGGCTTTTGGCCGATTGTCATTTCCAAGTTGTTCATGTTCTTGTCGTTTTTCCTTGGTTTGTTGTAGGAACTCGTTGTACTGTCTCCATGGTATCATGGGCGAAGCGTTCTGTCAATAACCATGAGCGGCTATTTTTCGGTCAGTTGTGGAAAACTGCCTCATCGGTAGGTGTTGAACAGCATCAAAAGTTGCCCGTCTAGGCTGTGTAGATAGCGTTGTGTGGTCGCTACATTGGCATGACCCATCATTTCCTTGATGACCATCACATCGGCTCCCTGACGCTGAATATCACTCCCGAAGCTATGCCTCAAAGCGTGAGGGTAGAAGTTGTCGAAGCCGCAGCGTTCGAAAGCTCCTCTCATCACTCTTCGAATCGTGTCCGTCGATGTCGGGTACCCCCAATCATTCAGCCAGATGCGCCCTTCATGGATTCCATTCTTCTGCATGTAGTGCCCAAGCCTCTCGGCGCATTCCTGGGTGATGTAGACCTCACGCTCCTTGCTGCCTTTACCGACGAAGTTGATTCTCCTCCCATGAATCTCTTCTACTGTCAGATTCGTCAACTCACTGATGCGCATGCCTGTGTCGAACGAAATCTTGATGAGAAGCCATGCCAGCTCGGAGTTGCACCTATTCAGAACCTTTTGGACTTCCTTCCTGGAATAGCACACCCTACGAGGAGGCTGCTCCTTGAGTTTGAACACTAGAGGGAGCTTGATTGGAATCTCCATCCCCATCTCCCTGAAGTACCTCACCATCGCAACCACATGGTCTGTCCTCCCATTGATAGTCCTTGCTGAGACCTTCCTGGCCAACTCTGCCTTCACGAACCTGTCGAACATCTCATTGTCGAACTCACGAAGGTCATTGCATCCAGATTCTCCTATAAGGTACCTCAACGAGAGCTCCTTGGCATGCATCGTCATTCTCGACATCTTCCTCGTGTTGGCACAGAAGTCCAGATATTCATCGACTTGATTGTGAATCGCCTTCCTGACCACTCCATCACCCAGCTTGAGCTTGTCGTAGCGTTCGGGCTGATAGTTTTTGAACTCGTTGTACATATTCATGATTTTTTCTCCAATTTTCATCCACCCTACTACTATTTCTTTTTATTTCTTTTGATATGGGCGACCGATTTCGGACACCGCACCTCTATTCGCCGCTGTCCGATTTCGGACGGCAGAATGTGGGTTTTCCACAGGGTTTTCCACAAAAAATGGGGTACTTTTCCACAAGTTTTCCACAGGATGCCCATTGACAAAAAGAAAAAAAGGAGCTTCGCTCCTCGACCGCACGATTCCCCAATCATAGCAACTTATATCTAGGCTTGCAATTTTGATTGCGGCCTTCGATGTAGTCGACGAGCTCTCCCATTGCCAACTTGTCACGACTCCTGATGAATCGCTGTCTCGTGATTCCAAGAGCCCGTGCAGCAAACGCTGAATCCATTGTGAAGTACCCATGCTCGTCCTTCAGCTTCCTGCGAGCCACGAAGCACAAGTAGGCATAGACGCAAGCCGCATCTCCTCCATACTGGCTGAGAATGTCGACCCTCACATGGCCGAGAAACTCAATCCTGCCTGATTCGTCGTTCACTGCTACCTCCGCAAATGTTGCTATTGACTGAGGTGGTGATAGAAAAGCCTCACAGCAAACAATGTTGCCATGAGGCCTTCAAGCGCAAATATACTGTCACTATTTTACACTATGCTCGCCTACCTGTCAACCTGTGGCATTTCATGGTATAATATAGCCAGCCAATAGTGCCCAGAGATTCGTTCTCGGGCATTTTTTGACGAGCAAACAATAAACGAGAAAATGAGTCATGCAAAAAGACTTGTCGACAAGCGATTTCGAAACAATCGTCACTGCAAGAGTCTGCGCAGTCCTTCTTCGCAACAATGCCACCAAAGCATACGATGAAGAGCTCCCGATTCACGCAATGGCCTTCAAGTTCGCAGTCGCATCAAATGGAGTCCTGAGAGACTTCGAGCTCCAAAACGACCTGGAAGCAATCTCCAGAGGTCGTCGCACCTACATCATATTCAGACCAACTGGGCGCATCGCCTGCAAGGTCGACATTGATGGAATCTACAAAGACGGCAACATCCGCCGCCCGAAAGCTGTCCTCACATCACGCAAAGGCTTCGTCCGTGCAAAGACGATGAGAGCCCTCGCAGAATGGACGGCAAAGCTCGGAGAGACAAAGTACTCCAAAGGAGAGAAAAATGGCAACTATCATCAAAGCTAAAAAAGACAAAGACGGTCGTGTTGTTGTGCGCTTATTCCGCAATGACTACGATGTGACAGACAAACTCGTGAATGGAATCGCAACACTCGAACTCTACGGCGGACTCTACGAAATCCACGCAGAGCAACCAGCAGCAAAGAAAGAAGACCCAAAGGGCAAAAAGATTGCTGTCAAAAAAGCAAAAGATAACAGCGGCGAGGTGAGCGTTGGCTTCATCGAATCGCCTGATGAGGCTTGAAGATTATGGCGGAAGGCGGAGCTGAAACGACCCCTGAAAAAGGTGGAAGGAATGTGGACGGGACATTCGCCAAAGGTCACACACCGTACATCGCCGAAAACTGCGGCCGCCCGAAAGACAGGTTCAGCCATCGTGCAATGGCTGCGAAGCGAGCTCAAGAAAATCCGAACTCTATCAAAAAAGACCTGGATGTTCTGGACGAAATCATCGCCAACCCAGACAACTCCCCATTGGAGAGAGCCAAAGCAATCGAGCTCAAAATCAAGCTCTTCGGTGGCTTTGATGTCCAGGAGACGAAGACGGAGCTCACAGGCAAAGTAGAGAACGCAATCCCGTTCTCGAACCTATCGCAAAAGGAAGTGGAAGCATTGTTGAAGAAGTATGACAAGAGATGAAATCATCACTGGCTTGAGGAATAGGGAGGCGAACTTCCGCTTTTTCTATTTTTGCCAGCAGATGATGCCGAGATTCTACACAGACAATCGGCACTATCTTGAGGAGTTCTGCGACACGCTCCAGGAGTTCGTCCAGAAGTCCAACAAACACTTCCTCGTCATCAATCTTCCACCTCGTCATGGCAAGTCGCTCACCCTCCAGCTCTTCACGGCCTGGCTCTTCGGCAAAGACCCACAGAACAAGGTGATGACCGCCAGCTACAACGAGACGCTCTCGACAACCTTCGCCCAGTCAGTGCGCAACCTTATTCAGACGGAGAAGGTCAACAACGGCACTGTCTACTCTGACATCTTCCCGAACACGAAGGTCAAGTATGGCGAGGCATCATCTCAGATGTGGGCTCTCGAAGGCTCAACGATGAAGAGCTACCTCGCAACCTCCCCAAAGGCCACAGCAACAGGCTTCGGCGCACACTTCCTGATTGTGGACGACCTCATCCGCTCAGCTGAGGATGCCTACAATGAGAATGTGCTGGACGGCCACTGGGTGTGGTTCAACAACACCTTCCTCTCACGCACTGAGAATCCATGGAAGGTCATCATCGTCATGACTCGCTGGGCTGAGGGAGACCTCGCAGGACGAGTTCTGAAGGCCTTTGGCGATGATTGTGAGCACATCACATACAAAGCCGTCCAAGACGATGGAACGATGCTCTGCGACGATGTGCTGAGCCATGAGGACTACATGGCAAAGACCAGGGAGATGAACCTCGACATCGTGGAGGCCAACTACAATCAGAAACCGATTGATGTCGGTGGTCGCCTGTACTCCGAGTTCATGACCTGGGACAAGAGACCAGAAGGCAAGGTCTTCAACTACACAGACACCGCAGACACAGGCTCGGACTTCTTGTGCTCCATCAACTACATCGAGTATGAGAACGAGGCCTACATCACCGACCTAGTCTTCACAGACGAGCCGATGGAGACCACAGAGCAACAGGTCGCCGACCTACTCTTCAATGGCAATGTCTCCGAGTGTCTCATCGAGTCCAACAACGGCGGACGAGGCTTCGCTCGCAATGTCGGCTCAATCATCATGAACAAGTACAGCTCAAACCGCACAGTGATTCGACCAGTCCCACAGACGCACAACAAGGAATCCAGGATTCTCTCGTCGTCAGCGTGGGTGCAGAATCATGTCTTCATGCCTCAGAACTGGCAGAAGAGATGGCCTGAGTTCTACCGACAAGTGATGTCATATCAGCGCAAAGGCCGCAATGCGCATGATGATGCTGTGGATGTTTTGGCGGCAATCTATGAGGCTATCACAACGACAAGAAGGCCTGTCGTGATAGATAAACACAACAGAGGTGCAATGCGCTCCTCATTCGCAAATCATTGGTCATAGGAGGAAATATGTTCCAAGTAGACAAAGAGACAGAACTCAATGCGGCTCTCATCAAGAAGGCCATTGATTTCTGCGACAAACACAGGGAGAGATATGACAAGCTCGACCGCTACTATGGCGGAGAGCATGACATCTTGTTCCGTGAGAAACCAGACGAAGTGCTCATGAACAACAAGGTGCTCGTCAACCATGCCAAGTACATCACCGATGTTGCCACTGGCTATCTTCTAGGCAACCCTGTCGACTATCAGGTCAACGATGACATCGACATCGAGCCAATCCTTGACGCATACAAGGCACAGACCATGGAGAACATCGACTTCGAGATTGCGAAGGAATGCTCCATCTTCGGCAACAAGTACGAGTATGTCTACGCAGACGAGGAAGCTGAGCCGAAATCAGTCCCACTCGATGTGCGCAACACGCTCATCATCTACGACAACACAATGGCTCATTCCAAGATGTTCGGCATCCACTTCCGCCCAGTCTTCAACGAAAACAAGAAGACCGACGCTCCTGAGTACTATGAGGTGCTCGTGGCGGACAAGGCAGAGGTCATTCAGTACCAGCTCAAAGGCGACGAACTCAAAGAGACCTCTCGTGAGAAGCACTTCTTCGGCGATGTTCCGTTCGTTGAGTACAAGAACAACGGCGAGCTCTCTGGCGACTTCGAGCCAGTCATAAGCCTGATTGACGCATACAACCTCATCCAGTCCGACCGTGTCAATGACCGTGAGCAGCTCGTGGACGCAATCCTCTGCTTCTACGGCATGACCTTCGACCAGGAACAGATGGCACAGCTCAAGACCTACCGTGCGCTCTCAAACATCCCACAGGACGGCAAGGTTGAGTACCTCACCAAGACCATCAACGAAGGCGATGTAGATGTCCTCCGCAAGACAATCGAGCAGGACATTCACAAAATCTCAATGATTCCAAACATGAGCGACCAAAACTTCGTCGGCAATGCATCTGGTGTTGCTCTTCGCTACAAGCTCCTCACCTTCGAGCAGATGATAAAGAACAAGGAACGCTACTTCGAGAAGTCCCTCATGGAACGCTTCGCACTATACTGCCACTATCTCAGCATCAAGAGCAAGATGGCCGAAGTCCCAATCGAAGAGGTCGATGCTGTCTTCAAGCGCAACCTCCCATCCAATGACCTTGAGACATCCCAGATGATAACGAACCTCAGAGGCCTCGTAGACGATGAGCTCCTCGCAGCACAGCTCAGCTTCGTTGACGACGCATCAGAGACGGTCGCTATCGCAAAGGAAGAAGAAGAGAAGTCCATGCCAGCCGACAATGAGTACAACGCAAACAACTTCGGCGACATGACCCCAGCACTACAAGTACCAGTCCCAACGGTCGGAGAATAGTCCATGGCTCTTCGTAGGAGGACTGACGCATACTGGCAGAAGAGAGCCGAGCAGCGGCTCCTTGCTAGTGAGCGCACCACGAAGAAGTACATGGCAGAGCTGAGCAGAACCTATGCCGAGGCTCGCAGGCGCACTGTGAAGAGCCTCCAGGACATCTATGCTGCCTACTACAAGAAGGACGAGGGCTTCGACATGGAAGCTCTCCGTTCTATTGTTCCTACGGGCGAAATCAAGCAGTTCATGGCCGAGATGAAGAAGCTCGGCCTGAAGACTGGCCTTCCGAGCAACTATGCAGGGCGAGTCAATCGTCTGAGGCTCATCAATGCGCAGCTCAAGGCTGAGGCGCAGAAGGTTGGCCTCAAACAAGAGTCCATCGACAAAAGAGCCCTGACGGAAGACTTCACTGATTCATACTATCGGGCAGGCTTCGATGTGGCGAAAGGCCTCGGCTCAACCCCAATCGGCTTCAACGGGCTCGACCAGCAGACAGTCAATCAGGTGCTCAATGCGAAGTTCGAGGGGAGAAACTTCTCTCAGCGCATCTGGAGGAACACTGACCTCTTGGCAGACAGGCTTCGCCAAACTCTAGCTGTCGCAATCGCCAACGGCCAGGGAATCGGCAAGACGGCCGCAGAAATGAGCCGAGACTACAATGTCAACCGCTCCTATGCAGAGAGGCTCATCCGCACCGAGTCGAACCACTTCCACAACGAAGGCGAGCTCGAAGCATACAAGGCGATGGGCTTTGAGCAGTTCAAGTTCCTGGCCACTCTCGACAACCGCACGAGCGAAATCTGCCGAGACATGGACGGACAGATTTTCGATGTCAGCAAGGGAATCCCAGGCGAGAATGTCCCACCACTCCATCCGAACTGCCGCTCGACCATCGTCCCATACTTCAAGGAATATGAACCCGAGACGAGGCTCTACCGTGACCCAGAAACAGGCCAGAACAAGTTCACCTACAATGTACCGTACAACGACTGGAAAGCCTCTATCATCTCGTCTGGTGACACCAGGAAGCAAAATCCGAAGGAGACTCCAAAAGAGGAACCGAAGGAGCCGAAATCCTATGTCGACGAGAACGGAAAGGTCGCACCTGGCTTCTATATTGGCGGAAATGGCAAAGTTGTCGAAGTGACCAACAGATTCGAGGTGCCAGAGTATAGCGTCCACAACACGAGAGAACAGGTCTCCTTCTATATTGATGCTGAACAGAACAATGACAACAGAAACTTCATCAGCGGCAATCGGTTGGAGAGCTTCAAGGACGGCTCCTACAAGAAGCTCGACATGACAGAAGAGGAGCTCGTCAAGAATCTCGACCAATATCTCAAGGAGGGTGCAACATTCAGAGGCACAACTAGACACGAGGAACAAATCCTCAGTGCTTACACCCACGCATCTGCTCCGAACGAGTCCCTGCGCAATGGCGGCAAGGTCGAAGACGACAAGATGGCAAAGACGGTCATGGATGTCATGGGCAGGACAGTCGGTACCACTGGCACCTTCTATCGTGGCCTCAATGATGCAAAGGCCGCAGAAACCATCCTCGGCATGAAGGTCGGCGATGTGTACTCAGACAAGGGCTTCCTATCGACCGACTGGCGCAAAGAGACCGCCAAGAAGTTCGCAGACGGCGGAGTCATGCTCGAAATCACAAACAACTCGAAGAAGGTCGGAACCAACCTGTCGCTCTCTCCTTATTCTCATGTCTTTGAAGAGCAGGAGATGCTCTTTGCTCCAAACACTCAGCTGAAAATCAAGGAAATCGTGAAGGAAGGCAACCTCTCCGTCTACAAGGTCGAAGTTGTCGAAAAAGCAGAAACAATCCCAGTCCAGCCAAAGACCGAAGGACTCACCAAAGACGAAAAGGCCGCTCTTGAGTACTATGTCAGCGGTGATGGCATGTACATCAACAACCACCTCCGCTCACGCAACGGTGTGACCCCTGAAGACATGAACGAGCAGGACAAGGAGTTCGTCAGGAACCTCGACTCAGCAACCAGCAAAGAGGTCAAGGACAGCGTCCTCTACCGCTCAGTAGATGCCAGCGCAATCTTCC